TGTGGCTCCTCCAGCTAACATATATACTGATACTGTAATCTGTTGAGCAATTCTATTTGCTAAATTTATTCCTACAATTGTGTCGTATGAGTCGAAGTTAGCGCCATCAGGAATATCAGTTGCCGAGGTTCCAATGGACTTTTCAACGTATCTTCTAAAATTTTGTGCCATAAAGACCTCCTATAATGCAATTGACATTGCAATTGAAAAACCGTTTGTTGCATAGCCTGATAAGTTCTGTTGTGCTATTTCCACCCATGTGCCAACGGGCGCACCCGTACCCGATGGGGCTACCTGACAATACTTAACAGCATTAGCTGTTGTGTTATAATACAAGTCACCTACGGTTACTGTTTTTCCTGCTGCTTCATGTGCATTTTCTGCCGCTGCATCGTCTGCATAATTGCCATAATATTTTTCATCAAAGTTAGCTACGCTACTAGCTGCTTGGTCTGCCCAATACTTAGCTGAATATTTTGCTGTACCGCCTGAACCTGTTACTGCGGTTGATGAAACAAAGTTGCCACCGCCTAAAGCCCACTGTTTAGCAGAACCGTTAGTGTTTCCTGCTTGTACACCAATAGCGTATTCTTTAGCTGAGTACTCTGTATTATCTGCAGTTGTTGTTGTTTCAGTAGCCCAGTCTTTAGCGTTACCGCCGCCTGAAGCTTGATCTACGCCTGTACCACCTACAGCCCACGCTTTAGATGAATAATCTGAAGTGCTTGGTACAACACCGTTTACTTTTACAGCATAGTCTTGTGATTTAGTAGCCTGTGTCGTAGCTGTTGTAGCTGACGTTGTTGCACTACTAGCCTGAGTTGTTGCAGTTGTTGCGCTTCCAGCCGCTGCTGTTGCACTACTTGCCGCATTAGTGGCTTGAGTAGTGGCTGTATTTTTACTAGTATTTGCAGACGTAGCCGAATTACCCGCATTAGTTTCTGACGTTGCTGCTGCCGTTGCACTATTCGCTGCCGCCGTTGCACTACTTGCCGCCGCTGTCGCACTACTCGCTGCTGCCGTAGCACTGTTACCTGCTGCTGTTGCAGAAGTTGTTGCACTGTTAGCTTGTGTTGTGGCACTAGTTGCTTGTGTAGATGCAGTTGTAGCACTAGCTGCTGCCGCTGTTTCTGAAGCTGCTGCATTGGTTGCGCTCGTAGCTGCTTGTGCTGCTTTTGTAGTAGCTGTAGCCGCATCTGCTGCCACACTACTTGCTGAACTAGCTGCCGCTGTTGCGCTGCTTGCCGCTGCTGTTTGACTACTAGCTGCAGCGGTTGCACTAGCTGCTGCATTAGTAGCACTTGTTGCAGCACCAGTTGCACTTGTAGCTGCATTTGTTTCTGAAGTTTTAGCATTAGTTGCCGCTGTTTCAGCTGCTGCTACATCAGCACCAATAATATCGGGTATACCATCTACTAGTGTATCTGTAAACAAACCACCGTTGGCAGCATTATCTGTTGCGCCCGTGAAAGATCCGGGTCTTGCTGGTGTTGTCATTAAATTAACCCTCGCCCGTTAAAGTTTACTTGTAGGTTTCCACCCGAAGCATTCCGTTTAGCATCCTCATCATTGAGTTCTGCAATTTCTGTTTTAAATATTTCTAAATACTTTGCTGCTTGATCATCTTCTTGTACATAAGCGAATAATTCTGCTAAAGCGCCTGTTAAGAGAATTCTTTCATTTTCATCCCTAAGCCAGTTAGGTGTAGCGATACCTATATAATAAGCATTAGTTACTGTTCCACCTGCATTGGCAGCTTGTGCTTCTGTACTTGTTGCATATGCCGTTGTCCCTGTTAAACTATTAAAATATAACTGTTTAGAATTAGTTACACCCGATCCCGCACCTGTAGTTGTGAGAAATCCAGCATTGTAGTTAAGTACGGTAACTGAGTATACCGCATTAAGCGCAGGCAAACGTCTATAGTAATATAGCTCCATTTTATCTGCTTGATTTACTGTACTACCATTACCAAATCCAGGTATCAGAAACAAAACATTTTGTTGTCTTGCCCAATAGTTGTAGCCTGTGTATTTTTCAGCGTTAACATCATTAAACGTTCTAATATCTACCTTTTCATTAAATACTCGAGTTGTTAATCCTGCAGAATCTATTTCTCTTATTTGTATAAATTCTATAAGATCATATGGTAATTGTAACTCTGTCATACTCAGCGTTGACGAGCTAGCGTTTGTTGTTGCTGCTTGTAATAACGTTTTTTCATACGTAGCAACATTCTCTAGCGGAGGAACACGTAATGTTCTATACGCTTTATCTGCTGCATACTTTAAACAATCTTGAATGATTGCATCGCTTACTACTTCTTCGTCTCGGTTAGCCCAAGTACGAACTTTAGCAACAAGCTCTGTGTAAGTCAATGCCATTTTGGTCTCCTAATTAAGTATTGACTACCAGATCACGATATTCAGACATAAGAATTGTTTTCAATTTTTTAAGATTATTTGGATCTTGCATAAAGTTAGGATCATGCAAATCTAAATTATGTTCTTGCAAAATTTTAATTGCTACAATATCTGGAATAGTCGCCATTTTACGATAACCATTTTTTGTACGACCATAGTACGCTTCTTTATCACGTTCTAGTTTTGCATTTTCCTTATATTGAGTGATGTCTTGCTTTGCCTCCCAATCTCCAGAGTGGAGATCAAAACCAGCATAAATATCTTTATCGGCTTCTACAGTACTACTGCGGAATTTAAAATCTGTTTCTTTTCCCATAGTGTCCTCTTACTTAATTAGGCTGGTTCCGTATAAGCTACGAATCGACCTGATTTACCTATATAACCTAACTCTGCCCCTGTTGGTGCAGCTGTAGGATTACCATTAGTCGCCACGTTAGGCGAATTAATATCTAAATGTGTGAGTTGATAACCACCTGCTGCTACCGCTGCGGTACGCCATACACATGTTTCTGCGGGGTAAGTATTCCCGTTTGCTGTTCTTATAACTAGCATTACTCCCTCCTATGCTCCTTTTCCTATTCCCATTGTTTTTAAAAATTCTCCAAAGCTAGAATATTCTCTAGGTCTTGGTGTTTCACCATAATTCCTTACTGCTGCACCGCGTGCTGTCATTTGTTTTGGATCTATAGCTTGCCCTGCGGAATCTGATGTATAACCCCAATTAGGAATTGCGTGTTGACGATCACTGGCAGGCGTAAGTTGACGCTCGCCCTGTGGTGCATATGGTGCTGCTTGATACTCTGCTGGTGCGGGTATATCAAGAGGGTTACCATATGTATCTAACATTCCCGGATTATTCCAGCGTCTATGACTTTGCCAATCATCTACGGCTTGATTTCTTCCGCGAGTTACTGGGTTTCTTCGTATAGCCATTGGTATAGGCATCCCATTATTATCTACCCTTACCATCGGCCCTGTCTGAGCAGCAGCTTCTTTTATTCGCCGTTCTGCAGCCGATCCTACAGGCGTAAATAGACCTCTTGTTGTAGCCACCGCCGCCCTATTTCGGGCATCTCTTTCTGTATCTGAATTATTAGTGGATTCAGCTGATGCGATAGCCGCCTTTATCTGGTCATTGACTTCTTGTCTTCTAGCTTTCATTGCTGCTTGATGTTCAGCTTTAATTTTATTAGCTACTTCTCTATCAAATATTGCCATGATTCTCAACTATCTCCCTTTATAAACCATGCCACCCGCTGATTTGTAATCAGGATCCACTTTCATTACGGAAGGACCAGTACGCTCAGTATTCATTGGGTGATTAGGTCTAGCATGTGGTGGTGGTTTAGATTTAGGTAAAGCGCCTGTATATTTTTTATTTTTCTTTTGTTTACTATTTGAACCACCGCCTGCGCCGGGTTCGTTTCCTGTTAAAGCTTTAATTACAATTGGCATAATTATCTCCCGTATATAATAAAAAAGGGGAAGCCTGTTAAGACTCCCCCTAAAAACCTTAGCTAAGGCCGTAGATAGCACCGCATCCAAGAGGATTACGTACTTCAAGAGTACATTCTTCAACCATCATACCCTTGGTTGAGTCACCCTGCTGGCCTACGTCTACTTCTGCAAGAGGACGAAGGTAAGCAGTAGCAAACCACATTGGATCGTAAATCAATGCTGCAAAGTCAGCAACATCAACTTTACCTGCACCCGAGAATGCAGCTCCGTTATCGCCTTTAAAGAAGTGTTCGTTGGACAGACCCATGATGTAGTTAGGAACTACCATTAGATCACCAAAATCAGACATATATACGTCTACTGATTGACGTAGCTTACCGCCATCGTCAATGTTACGTACAACACCTGTATCAGAAACCATCAAATCAGAGAAATCACGGCGAAGTTTTGGTGACAACATAACTTTAGTTGCCTTACCGCCTTGCTCGTAAATCTTCTGCATAACAGCATCGATATCAGTTAGTGCAAGTGTACCTCTAGTAGGTGCAGTTGTACCACCGTTAATTGTGCCACGAACAGTATCCGTGCCTTGAGCATCTGTACCAGCGTTAGAAGTAGAAGCTGAAGGAGCTTCAAACTGACCTACGAAGTTACAAGTAAGTGCTGAGTTAATAAATGACTGGTAGCCACCAGCTGAGCGTGCATTAGCATTCTGTGATGCTACAGCATTAGAGACGTTATATGAATGAATCATATCGAATTCAACATCACGCCGTAGTTCTGTACCACGCTTTTTCAATTGATAAGCATATTCATCTGCTACACCAGCCTGATCTACTGCACGGCGTGTGCCTGATACAGCGATTGTTTTACCGTTGATCTGAGTATAGTTACCCAAACGTGTACGGTTAGGACCAGAAATTGCATATTTAGCACCAGTTGCAGGAGTTGCACCTGTACCGCCAGAACCAGTTGCATCAGGAGCAATCCAATCGGTACCTTCACCGATACGAGAATTTCCGGGAGCTTCTAGCTGATCGGTTTGCCATTCGTGATAAATAGCGGTAGCTTTAGCTTTGCCAATTGAGGCTGTGAAAGGGGTTTCATCACGAGTGATCATCGTGATAAAATTCGCAAGGTCTTCACGTTGTGAGACGTTTGCATTAGTTGCGCGAGCTGGTCCTGCTGGACCGCCTGTGCCGCGTACACCAAGTACGTTAGCCATAGTATTTATACCTCCAAGGTATTATAAGTTTAATGAGCGATTAGCCATGTCCCTCAGAAATGCCATTTGATCTTCATTGCTAGCATCTTTACTTAACGCTTTTTGCCTTCTCTTTTCAGCTGCATCAACTTGTTTTTGAGTACGAGTTTTAGCTTTTTTGATAGGGGCTTTCTTTACAGAAGTTACTTTCCTTTTAGCTTGACCTTTAGTTACACCTTGTTTTAGACGTCTATAATCATCAACAAATTTAACGATTACAGGATCTACGACTGTATCTAAAAGCTCTCCAGGAATTCCTTCTGATTCCGCGAATTCTCTAATAGCTACTGCGGTATCCCCATCAAAATCGGGAATCATAGTAGGTATTGTTTCTTTAAAATGATTTAACTGTTCTTGCCAAACTTTAGCAGTTTGTTCTTCACTTTGTTTTTGAATTGTGTCAACCAATCCTTCGCGTTGTTTACGTGCATTCCAATAGTTAGTTTGAACTTGTTCACGTTGGTCTTTAAGTTCATTAACTTGGTAGGTATCACCTTCGTCACGAGCGTTTTTAATTTTAGCTTCAATGTCATGGTATTCTTTTGAAAATGACTGTTCAGCACTGTAAAGTATTGCAGCGGAAGCTTGAGACATGCCTTGTAATTCATTAGTCTTAGCATTGTATTCTTCCTCCATTGCTTTACGTGCATCACCTAGTTCACGACCCTTGTTAGAAAGATGTTGTTCAGTAGAGTAACCTTTAATAAGGTCACTAAAGGAAACTGCAACTTCCTCGCCATCAATTTTAACGAGTACTTGTGCTTCCAAGTCAAGATCATCAGTAGTATACACATCGGCTTCTTGGGTAGACTTATCATCCGCATCCGTTGCTTCTTCTTCTTCTGTCTCTACTTCTTCTTCTTCATCTACGTTATCGGCTTCTTCTGATGACTCTGGGTCTTCTTCATCAGATTCTTCCGCGTCTAACTCAGGCACTTGCTCATCGGGTAGAGTATCAACGAAATCAGAATTTCGTATGATGTCAGCCAGCAATGCCTCTTCAGTTTGACTTTGATCCATTGCATTAGAATCATCCAATTGGGTAGAGTCTTGTTTTGCTTCTGGAGTATCCATTTACTTTTCCTCCTTCTTAGGAGTAGGAATTTTTTTAATATACCTTTCTCTCAAACCGTGTAGGTTTGTGAGGGTATCTGCATTAAGTTTTGCTTTACCCGCACTTCGCATTGCATCGTATTCAAGTGTATTAATCATTGAATCACAATTATCCAACAGTGCTTGGTAATTAATTTCTTTCTTCATCGTTGTCCTCCATCATATGTGGTACGTTCTTTCCGTACATCTCGAAATCGGTCATTTTCTGCTTAACACTACCAAGTGCCATTGCAGAAGCGTAGAGAAATTCTCGAGTTTTAGTTTCATGTGACTCTGTTTTAAGCCACTCAACAAAGAAGTCTACTAAAACTTCTCCATATACTTCATCAAAAAATTCACCCCGTTCTTTGGCAGCAAATTGGCCTTTAACATGCGCCCTTCGCGCCAATTCTTCGGGATGAATTTTATGATTACCGTATGATTTATCGTTACTCAGCCTCGTCTCGGCTGTCTTTCGATACTTTTCCATAATATTAAGTTACCAGTGTAACATAGATTACTTCAGCATTTTGTGCAGAAGTGCCGTGTGAAGTACTTACGCTAACAAGTGTTTGAGCGCCATTATTAAGGCCTGATACAATTTTATAATCTTTAGCTGCAACTACTTGATTCGACAATACTGTTGAACCTGCTGTTGCCACATCAAATGTTACGGTTGCATCACTATCATTTGTTACCATAATAATACCGCCACCTGAACCGCCAGCTGTAGTTACTGTACCTGATTGGGTACCTCCTACGCCAGCAGCAGTGAGTGTTACTGTTGCCATTTTACATATTCTCCTGTTGTGGTTGTTGTTGCGGTGGGTTAATTATTTGCCGCGCCAACATTATGATTTGATCATAAGATGGATGCTCTGGCAATGTCGCACCTTCTTTAACTGCCTTAATAGCAAGGTCAGCCCATTCTTGAAAATGTTTATCGATAGAGACTGCTAACTGTTTAGAGTTATCATCCATTGTATTTTTTGCTTGAGCATGAGTATAAGTTACGTTTGCCTCTGCAAGAGCAGCATCCGCTATCTGTTTCTTTTGTGCTATTTCTTTTTCAAGTTTTTTATCTTCGGTTTGTTCTTGTATTACCTTTTCAGCCTTTTGTTTAAACTCATCTGTTGTATAATCTTCAAGAAAATCATTACTATCAATATTCATAGCCTCTATTAACTTAGTTGCAAGAACCGCTGGTGCTTCTGGTTTTATTACCATGCCTGCACCTTGATCGTTAAGTGCTGGTAGTATTTCAGTACCTATCTTTCCAAGCTTTCCTATCACGGTAGCATTCGAATTGTCACCAATATCTAGGAATATTTCAACATCCATTCTAGAAGGTAATGAAGTCATATCTACAGTACCATAAATTCCTTCTAAGCTATATGATTGTTTACCTCTCATATTTTTAATCATGGTTTCGTATACACCGCTGATCAACCGCTTAAATCCAGTTTCCGCAAATCTACGCGCTATATGCTGGATTCGTTTTTGTGCTGCTGATTGAACAGCGCTAAGTTTTTGCTCGGAGTTACCTGATACATATAGAGTATCATTAAGTCCTTGCGCGGCCTTAGACATTCCTGTCGCTTGTTCTTTAATAAGCTGTAAGTGTTCTAATACTGCACCTGTACCTGTCGAAATAGATTCAGGTGGTAAAGCGGACACTGCCGCAGTGGGATTACCATTTGTAGGTATGATTTGTTTTGGCTTCATATTTTGGAGCGCACTAAAATCTACTACGTTTGGATCTGCTAGTTTCGGGCTATAGTTAGTGAGATAAGTATTTTCTACAAATCCACGAAGGATAGCTGTGCTAGCTAATGTGCTACTTCTAGCAAAGTCTGCCATTGATAAACCAAAGAATTCATGTGGAATATCAATAGGTACAATAGAAGAAAGCGGTATACTATCACAATCTTCTTCATATAAGATGTGATTATCTACAGTTATGAAATGTTTTAACTCAGCAATACCGTCACCGTCTCTATCAACTCGAATCCAAGATTCTGTTAGAGTAACCTGTCGGTTAGCTTCTGTTTGATATTCATTTCTATTTGATCCTTGCCAGTAATTCTGACCTGTAATTTCTTTTCTAGCAGCTACGTCTTCACTATATTTTCCAGCACCTAGCCACTGTGTCCCATCACCTAACTCATCCCATTCTTGCTCAGTGAGTGTCGTTGCCCATTCAGGGTAATATCTTCGTAGCTCGGAACGTGATACCTCTGTTTGTAATCCTACAAAATCAGCATCATCTATTTCTTTTGCATTTTCCGATATACGAAAAGCTTCTGGCGGTATCACTTCCAATTTAATACGGCTCTTATCAATACGCTTACGTAATCTTACATCCGTATATGAAATTGTTTCTGACACTGGATTGAGCGATAGCTCACCGACGATTTCTAAATTTTCATCTGAAAGGATTTCATCAAGTTTAGCTTCATCTATTTCTTCATATTCTTCCATGAGGTATTCGAAGTCTTCAATATAATCCCATCTGATAACGCTATTCTTCCAAAGAAGAGAGGCTTTCATCCAAGTTTGAAGTATTTCCCAACCTTTATTCTTTTTAAAGATACAATAATTAACAACATTACTTGCATCTTTAGCTGCTTTAAATGCACCCGGACTTTCGTCATAGGGTACAAATCGCGCTATTTTATTATTGTTTAAAAATAAATCCGATAATACAGCAGTATAAGCTTCAACAACCTCTGTAGTTCCCGTATCAACAATTGCGCTAACGCCTTGCGGAGTCAAATGTTCTTGAGGGACTCCTGCGTACTCATAAGTTGCTTTCAAGCGTTCCCGTGTGAGATCGCTACTGTTAAGCCAATCACCCGCAGAGTTCATAATCCCTTGTTCAATTATGTTGGTCAACTCTTCGTCTGTGACTGCTTCTTTATAACCTTGTTTTGCCATCAGTACTTCCCATCATTACTATTGCCACTGAAAATAGCTTTAGACCCTTCCATGGTTTTTTGATTATATACTCCGGGTTGTGATAACGGAGTTTTACGCTCTGCTGTCTTTTTGGGAGGCGCTACTGGTTTTACTTGTTGATAACTTCCTACTTTTTTCATTTACCGCTCCTGGGTTTATGTATGCATCTCTTATTTCTTGTAATGTTCTATTACAACCT